CAAAGAAGGCTGGATCGGAAGGTTCCCAATGGCGCAAACTTCCCGAAAGTTCCGCCCCGACCCCTACGTCCCCAGTTCATTAAACACTGGTGCGTGGCTCCCAGTCGATCAGCCACATTTAATAAATGGTCGACTGTATAATGCTTGGACCACAAATTCTTTAATGAATGCCTTTATGGCATACCAGGCATTTCCATGCATTCCAAATGCATACCACGTTCAATGGGCTTTTGATTATTTATTGGCACAATATCAGCCTTATGCCCAAACGTGCACTGTTAAATCCTGGCCTGAGGTGCTTGATTACTTTTGTAACACTCAGACCTCTCCAGGTCGTTCTTGGACCATCTATAATTACCACTCAAAGAAAGAGGTCCTACGTTATCAAGCCCCAAAAATTAAGAAATACTGGGATGATTTGTGCGTAGATCACACTTTGGTTGCTTATGTTGGCAAATCTGAACTACGCCCCAAGGAGAAAATTATGGCAAATGCACCTCGATTAATTTCTCCAGACGATATCGAGAATGTTATGAGTGCCTATCGACTATTTGGAGCTTTCCACGAAGAAATGATTCGGAATTGGGAAGTTCTTAAGGTTAGAATTGGGTTTGTTGATGTGTTCCGTGGTTGGGACCGTTTTACGAGACAATTCGAAGGCCATTTTCCACTTGTTTTTGGTGATGCACATGGCTGGGATAAGCATTTTTGTTGGTTTGCTATATACCTTACTCATAGATTCTTTGTTACGCTCTTACGTCTTGAAGGTGATGATATTCAGAGAGCTTGGAATCTTATGCTACACTCGATTTTTTCATATTCAGTGGCACCGGATGGGACTGTTTGGAGACAGACTGGTTCCCGAAAATCTGGTGAGTGGGTTACCTCCTTGTTCAATTCAATTTATCACGAATTTATTGTTGTCAGCTATTACCACATGATGGGTTTTACAGCTGACCAAATTCGTTCTTTCCCCTATGCTATAATGGGTGATGATAACGTTCTTTCACATTGTGTCCCCGAATACTTTAGTTACTGGGCTTCTACTTTTGGAGAAGACTTTGATGCTACCTCCAAGTGTGCTTGGAAGCGCGAGGACATTTCCTTCCTTGGTAGAACTGGTTGTATGTATAAGACTATTTGTGTTCCGCGACCACTCTATCAAGATCGTATAAAACCGGCGCTTTATTGGACCGATGCCCCTGATAAATCTCTTTTGACTACTTGTATTTCACGGGTTAGCTCCATTCGCGTTTTTTCTCGCTATGATCCTGAACATTACTCTTTGTGTACTAAAATTTATGAATTATTGTTTAAGTATGCCAAGGATCGCGGCTGTTTGGATGACTGGTACAACAGCAACTTTACCACCCGGCAGATTGATGCTTTATATTTGGGTGAAGAAGGGGCTCTAGATAAAGATATCACCCCTTTAAATGATGCTGTACGGGCAATCCATCTCTATGCTACCCCCCAATCATCTAAAACAATGCCGTCAAATAGATCAAGAAACAAATCGCGCAACGCAGCCAGGAAGCGCCGAGGAGGGCCCCGTGCTATTCGCAAGCTTCGTCCTAACTCCTCAAGGAGTCGCTTGGGTAGAATACCACGACGACCAGCTAGACGTTTACGTGCTAGAAACCGTGTACCCGGGCTCGCACATGAGTCAGGTCACAACCGGTATGGCGAAAATAGCAGGTTGAAGGTCGAGGAGATTTCTTCTTCAAAACTGGCTCGCGTTTTCCCCAGTCAGTCTGACCTTAAGAAGGTTGCTGACAAAGCTGCAAATGAGCAAGTCACGAAAATGTTGTCTCAAGCAGCCAAGGACGTGCCTGATGATGATGGCATGTGGGCTTATGGGGAATCTGAAGTTAAAGCCCATGGTGGCAAAATGTCCCCCCTTCAAATATTTGCATCTGCGATGAAGGGCAAGGACAAAATTGGCAACAAGTATGCAAAAATGATACTTAACTTGTTGCCTTTTGCCAACAATCCAAAAGCCCCTGCACCCGTTATGACTATTTGTAACGGGTTGGGCACCCGTGCTGTAACTATGCCGGGTCTTGCAATGGCTCGCCCTTTTCGTGTTTCTATGAAGGCGCAGCCTAAGCTTGATACAGATCGTTTTGGTGTTACCCACTTAGTGCATCAAGATCCATTACCAACTCTCATTGTGCCTGCAAGTACTGAGGTTGGCAAGGAGCTTCTCCGAGTTGATCTCAATCCGCAGATTGGTCCTTGGTGTTCGCAGATGGGTCAGTACGAGAAGTACCGTTTCAGATCTGTAACCGTTTCCTACATGCCAATGGTTGCAACAACAACTGCAGGTGCGTTTGCCGGCGTTTACGAATATGATGTAGACGACCTGATTGCAGAAGGAAACGGCCAAGCTACTTTGGAGAGGATTCGTGCTCATGCTAATGCTGCTGTTACTGATGTTTGGACTCCTCAGCATTGGACTTTCAAGCCAATTGACAATTCTTGGTACTACACCTCTCCCTACGGCCACGAAAAAAGACTGTCTACTCAAGCCGTCTTCCGACTCTTTGCCGCGGCTAACTTTGCCAATGAGTTGCCTGCCGCTCTGATGTCCGTCACGTACCATATTGAGTTCAAAATTCCAGAAATTGTCTCCTGGGGCGTGGGTTCAGTTGATGCCTTTTGTGGCAAAGCTTACCCACCAACTTCCCTTGAGACGACAACTTCTTCCACCGGCGTCACTACTAGTCTTGGCGATACGCAAAATTTTTCTGTTACTGATTGGTTGAGTCGTCAAGATCAGTATTATACTGACGACAGGTTCCAGACGTCAGGCGCACCCTACTCAGCTCCTGTAACTAATTACGTGAAGATGTGGGGTGTGATGACCATTCCCAGCACCGTTGCAAACACTACAACTAGAACTTGCATGAATTTTCCTCCTGGCGCTTGGCAGATCATAGCCAAAGTGCCACAGGTTGATTCATTTGGTGTCAATGGGAGTTATGCTGGATCTGATGGTGGCACTTTGAGAACGGACGATAAATTCGCCGTCTCCACGGGCGGTCATACGTATTTGACTTCCGTCGTGCAATCTGATGGATTCCACCCGACCCCAAATTTGTCGGATATTGCTGACGGTTATTGGATACCAGATGGTTACCAGATTAATACTACTGGACTCTGGACCACCGCTCATTTCATCGCTGTTATCCCTACCTCTCGTGGGATTCCTGCAGGCATCACAGATTCAGGAACACTTGCT